ATCGCTGCCTACCGCGACCTCGCGGCGTTCGGCACGATGGTGTTCTACACCGAGCACCCAGACCCGGCGTCAAACGTGCTGTCGTTCGAGAGCAAGCCGCTGGCGCGCTGCTACATCGCCGAGAACGATCGTCGGCGCGTCGACACCGTGTTCGAGCGGTTCAAGTACACAGCCCGGCAGGCGGTGCAGCGCTGGGGCGAGAAGACGCCCGAGAAGGTGCGCAAGGCGATCGAGAGCAACCCCGAGACCGAGTTCACGTTCCTGTTCGCCTGCATGCCCGCGCGCGAGTACGGCGCGAAGCTCCCGTCGTCGGACATGACCACCGCCGCGGTCTACGCCTGCGTCGACACGCAGGAGATCGTGCAGGTCGGCGGCATGTATGCGTTCCCCTACCAGGTCGCCCGCTGGTCCATCGGCAACAAGGGGCCATATGGCGACAGCCCGGCGATGCTTGCGCTGCCGGACGTGAAGATGGTCAACGCGATGGCGAAGACCACCATCGTCGCGGCGCAGAAGCAGGCAGACCCGACGATCCTCGCGCCAGACGAGAACGGCATGCGTGGCGTGCGCTTCACGCCGGGCGGCATCGTCTATGGCGGCGTCGACGCCAACGGCCGCGCGATGTTCCAGCCCTTCCAGGCTGGCGGCCCGACTGGCCTGACGCTCGAGATCCAGAACCAGAGGCGCGAGGCGATCCGCGACGCCTTCTACGCGACGCTCCTGCTGATGGCGGACAACGCCAACATGACGGCCACCGAGTGGCTGGGAAGGCAGGAAGAGAAGCTTCGGCTCATGGGGCCGCATATCGGCCTCGTGCAGGCGGAGTGGCTCGATCCGCTGGTCGACACCGCGTTCACGCTGATGGCGCGGGCGTCTGTGCCGATGTGGTCGCGCGGCATCGACGGCTGGCTGCCACGCCCGCCGGAGAGCCTGCCCGCGTCGCCCGAGCTCAAGGTGTCGTTCGTCAGCCCGCTCGCGCGCGCGCAGAAGGCGACCGAGGCCGCGTCGCTCGACAGGTTCATGCAGTCGATCATCCCGGTGGCGCAGCTGCGCCCCGAGGTGCTGGACAACGTCAACGCCGACGAGTTCCTGCGGATCATGGCGCAGGGCACCGGCGTGCCGGCCAAGGTGCTGAACGATCCCCGGCTCGTCGAGCAGATGCGCGCGCAGAAGGCGCAGCAGGCTCAGGCAATGCAGATCGCGCAGATGGCGGGGCCGCTGAAGGATGGGGCGAGCGCCGTCAAGACGCTGGCCGAGGCCAACGCGACCGCCGGCATCGGCGGTGATGCACCCGAAGGCATGGCGCAGTGAAGCGCGCGGTGCAGTGGCTGCGCAACGCCTGGCGCAAGCCGGGTCGCGCGCAGCAGGTCGGCTTTTCGTATCGCGCGGTCTTCGAGACGCCAGAGGGCAGGGCCGTGCTGCTGGATCTGGCGAAGTACTGCAACGTCGCGACCACCTCGTTCGTCGCCGGAGATCCGCACCAGACGGCGCTTAACGAGGGCCGTCGCGACACGTTCAACCACATCGCCGAGATGCTGGGCCTCACCCCGGCTGACTTCCCCGAAATAGTGAAGGAGCAGGACGCATGACGGAGCAGAACGAAGGGACAGGGGCGCCGGCGTCTTCGGTGAACGCGGGCGCTGGTGGCGCGTCTTCCGCGCCCCCGCAAGGGCAGGCTGCCGCTGGGACCGCTCCTGCCCAGGACTGGCGCTCTTCCCTTGCGCCTGACCTTCGCTCCGACCAGACGCTGGCGAAGTACCAGGGCGTCGATGCGCTGGCGAAGGCGCACATCGAGCTCCAGCGCACGATCGGCGGCCGGGTGAAGGTTCCCGGCGAGAACGACGCGCCCGAGGTGGTCGCGCAGTTCCGCAAGGCGCTGGGCGTTCCCGAGGCTCCCGATGGCTACCAGCTCACCCGCCCTGATGGCTTCCCGGCCGACAGGTGGGACGCGGCCGGCGAGGCTGAGTTCCGCAAGATCGCCCACGCGCACGGCATCCCGCCGAAGGCGGCGCAGGAGATCATGAGCGCCTACGCCGCGCGGCAGGCGGCGACGTACAAGGCGATCGAGGACGCGCGCGCCGCCACCGTCGAGAACCTGCGACGGGACTGGGGCGACAAGTTCGACGCGCAGCAGGCGCTGGCCGACCAGGCCATCGAGGCGCACGCGCGCAAGGCGGGCTTCACCGACGACGACTTCGGTCGCCTCGCGGCGGCCGGGCTCGGCGAGAAGTTCATCCGCATGATGGCGACGCTCGGCACGGCTGCTGCTCCGGTGACCGGCCCGGGCGCGAACGTCGGCAGCGGCGGGCTGTCGCCCGATGGCATCCGCAAGCGCCTGTCCGAGATCGCCTCGCACCCGAAGTTCTTCGACAGCCGCTTCCGCAACGACCCCGAGCGCAAGGAGCTCGTGGCCGAGCAGTCGCGACTGTTCGAGCAGCTGACGTCCCTGCAACAGGGCGCGGCCTGAGATCAAACAAAACCGCGGACACTCGTCGCCGGGCAACCGGGGGCGACCCGCTGCTAGTCGGAAAGACCGATCGCCCGGCGCTGCGCATGCGCAAGGCACGGACCCGCGCTGCGGACACTCCAGCCGTCAAACCCAACCGCCACCCAGGTGGCACTTGAACTGACGGAGGCTCATCAATGAGCACGCAGATCACGACCGCAATGGTCAACCAGTTCAGCAGCAACGTCGCGCTGCTGTCCCAGCAGAAGGGCTCGAGGCTCCTCCAGGCCGTGCGCCAGGAGAGCCTCAACGGCGAGTTCGGCTACTTCGACCAGGTCGGCGTCGTCAACGCCGTGGAGCGCACGTCGCGCCACGCGGACACGCCGTTCACCGAGGTGCCGCACGCCCGCCGGCAGGTCGCCATGCGCGACTTCGAGCTGTCGGAGATCATCGACAGTCAGGACCGCGTGCGCACGCTCATGGAGCCGCAGGGCTGGTACACCCAGGCCTTCGCGGCGGCCATCGGCCGTGCGATGGACGACGAAGTCATCGCCGCCTACTTCCGCGCGGCGAACACCGGCAAGACCGGCGGCACCTCGACCTCGTTCCTCGCGGGCAACCAGATCGCGGTGAACTACGTCGAGACCGGCTCGGCCGCGAACTCCTCGCTCACGATCGGCAAGCTCCGCCAGGCGAAGCTGCTGCTCGACGCGGCGGAGGCGGGCGTCGACCCGGACGAGGAGCGCTACATCGCGTGCGGTGCCTACGAGCTCCGCCAGCTCCTCCGCACGACCGAGGTGGTCTCGGCTGACTACGCCTCGGTCAAGGCGCTGGTCGCGGGCGAGATCGACACGTTCCTCGGGTTCAAGTTCATCCGCACGGAGCGCCTGCCGGTCGTCACGCCGGGCACGGCCTTCTCGGATGCCAACCCGCGGCGCGTCATGGCCTGGGCGAAGAACGGCGTGCTCATGGCCGTTGGCGAGAACCCGGTCACGAACGCGGCTCCGGACCCGACCAAGGGCTTCAACATCCGCCTGCACATGAAGGCCACCTTCGGTGCGACGCGCATGGAGGAGGCCAAGTGCGTCGAGATCCGCTGCGGCTCCACCTACGTCTGATAACCAGCCAGCAGAAAGGGATCTGACACATGCCCAGCACGATCGCTGCCGCTCTCGCGGCGGTTCCCCGCAGCTATCCGCCGGTCTCGGCGGCTGGCGGCAAGACGCGCACCAGCATCGAGGTGTTCAACTACGCCACCGATGCGCAGGCCGCGTACAACATCGGCCCGGCCATCCCGGCCGGCGCGCGCATCCTGTCGGTCGAGCTCAACACCTCGGTCTCGACCGGCTCGGCGACGCTCGCCATCGGCAACTCGGCGACGGCGGGCAAGTACCGCGCCGCCGCCGCGCTGACGAGCGCGGACCAGTGGGTCCAGTGCAACCTCAACGCCGCGGTCGGCGACGTCCTGTCGGCCGACGAGCAGCTGGTCATGACGGTGGCGGCGGCGACGCTGCCGGCGTCGGGTCGCCTGCTCGTGCGCATCACCTGGCAGGACAATTCCTGACCTGACCGGGCAACCCTGACGAAGGGGAAGGGCGGGGCCTAGCGGCTCCGCCCTTTTCTGCATGGCGAACTCGACCGTCGAAATCTGCAACCGCGCGCTCGACCTGATCGGCGCCGACGCGATCACGTCGCTGTCGGACAACAGCAAGGCCGCGCGGCTGTGCAACCGCAACTTCAACCCGGTGCGTGACGCGGTGCTGCGGTCGTATCCGTGGAACTGCGCCATCCGCCGCGCGCAGCTGCCTGCGCTCGTCGCGGCGCCCTCGTTTGGCTATGGGCGTGCGTTCCAGCTGCCGCAGGGTCCGGTGCCCGAGTATTGCCTGCGCGTGCTCGACATCAACGGCGAGCCCGAGTTCGACATCGACTACCGGGTCGAGGGCAGGAACATCGTCACCGACGAGGCCGCGCCTCTCGAGATCGTCTACATCGCCAGGATCGAAGATCCGACGCAGTTCGA